ATCAGGTGCTGTGCCTGAACGCAAATCACCTTTATATTTTAATTTATATTTCTTTACTACGCCTAGATCATCTAATACAAATACCCAAGAAACAGGACGTTGTCCTTTAATGCCTGCGGCCCAAGATGCCATTCCTTTTACTATTACTGCTTTTTGTGTTTGATCGTCATCTAAATCTACGTTGAACCAGTTTTTTAATTGTGCCTTATCTGTTCTAGCCTGGTCTTTCATTTTTTTCTCTAATACATATCTTTGTTTAGGACTTTTGTATATGCCATCATTATATTTTACTAGTGATGTTAAACTCTTGTACATTTCTCCATCCCATTCAGAATCAAAATGAAAACCACGTGCTTGTTCTTTTAAAACAGGAGTACAATCACATTCTCCCGGAGGACATGTACATTCAGTACTTCCACATTGTGGGCAAGGCTTTTTCTTTTCAGTCATTATACCTTTTATTACAGAACTCTCACCAGTTGGAGACATTTCTTTTTCTGCTTCTACGATTGTATGCAATGTATTCTTTAGTTGTTTTAGGTGATATAATGCTTGACGGAATTTATCGTCAAACACCATTTCAGTAATTTCTTTAGATTCATTTTTTGCTTTCTTACGTAAAGCACTCATAGGTAAAGTACCGCCACCACCTTGTATGTTTATCATTGGATCATCATTTTCTACTACTAAGTGATTTGGTATCACATTAGTTATATCTACTACTTTTACTTGATTACCGTCTGTTGTTGTTACAATGTCAAGTGATTTGTTTATCTTTTCTATTACTCCGGTAGACACGTGGCCGCGACGTGTTTTTTCGCCCCAGTCACTGTCTTCTACATAATATGAAATCTTGTCACCTGGATTTATATCTCTAGTAGTATAAGTTTTTCTATTTAGATCGTATTCTCTTATAGGTAATTTGTCTGAATGTACTTTATGTTCTAGATATTCACGTATAGTGTTTAGATAATCATTGGCTTTTATAATTTTTTCTTGGACCCAGCCTTCTATTCCTTCTTGTTCGGAAACATTTTTTAAGATGTCATACACTATCTTAGAATTTTTAGCGCACTGGAAAAGATCACTTAGAGCCATTTCTACTTCATGATCTGTTCTGTCTTTTTCTCGTGGTATGAATCCTGACTTCAATCTTTTACCAGCACTGGGAACTACTATAAGATCGGTTTCGGCAATATCTTCTTCTTTTAGTAAGGCGCGCATTTCTTCTTTGGTCTTGCCATATTTCTTCTTGAATTGTGCGTCAGATAGTTCCTCCATATCAGTAGCAATGCGCTTCATCTTACCTTCATAAAATTTCTTTTTAGTCTTTTTACCCTTGAACATAGATCCTGCACGTTTTTGCGTACCGCCTATGGGCATGGATACACTAGCAACTGATCCTGAGGTTGTTTCTTCTATTTGCCGGACTTTCATAAATAGATTCCTTAGTTATTAAGTATTTATCTTAATTCCTATTATCAGGCTACAAAGATAAAGCCCCTTTCGGGGCTTTATCTTAATCATTTTTCAAGTTTGTGTGTATTAAAACTTGTTATCTCCTATTTGTTAAATCTTTACTTAGTTACTAATTGAACTCTACCTTCGTTCTTTTCTTTTTCTAGATACATAGGACCTATAGAATTGAACAGGTGTTCTTGTGCTTCCATGCAGAATACATAAGTTCCAGTATGACGTAGCAGAACTCTCTTGTCTACCCATACTCTTCCACCTATGTCACGCCAGTTCTCGCAGAAAGTCCAGTCTTCTGAATAATAGCGATTCTGACGAACAGCAGTATCAAAATAAGTCTTTAAATACTTGTCATACTTTGGATCTAAACCTATGTCATTCTTATATGGTTTTACAGCAGGATGAGAATTTAACTTTTCAAAGCAACTCTTCTTCATCAACAAGAAACCTGTACCTGCTTTGCTTACTTCTTGTAAGCCATCAGTACCTTCTTCTGCTCCCTCAAATCCATTGACTACCCACTTGATAGGCATAGTCTTCATTGGGTACAAACCACCTATAACATCTACATTTCTGTTGAGTAGTACTAACAAATGCCACGGCTCCCAACCTATGTCTGCGTCTACGAAAAATAAGTGCGTAGCCTCTTCCATATCTAAGAACTTAGCAGTTAGTGTGTTTCTAGCCCTAGATATTAGTGATTCATTTACCATTGTTTCTAGAGTCCAGTCAATACCTAACTGTCTAGCAGTATTAGCCCACTTGATAAAACTCATAAAAGTAGATTCAGTAAGCATACCACCATAGCAGGGCATTGCTATATGTACCCTAGTAGTACGTAAGAAATCAACATTTACTTGTACTTGCCCTGGTTGCGGAGCAGCGTTATCTGCTTGTACTGGTTGCTGATTTTCTACTATCTCCTGTACTTTTTCTACAGGAATAGTCTTTTGTGTATTCTTAGTTGCTTTCTTCTTAGCCATGATATCCTCTCAGTTGTACTGTTATTTACTAACTGAGAACTAGTGCCAATTATTTTTCGTCTAGGTAATCTTGAATTATTGGAGTAAAACTTTCTTGCACTCCGGCTGCAGCTGCTTTGTATAAATCTAACAGTTTCTGTATTCTGGGCTTGTATATCTCATATTCATCATCACGCATGTGTGCTTTCATATGGGGCTGGATGTACTTGATCATATCGTGTATGAATTGAAGTTTTTCACGATCAGTTTTTAATAATTCAAGTACTTTGGCACTCTTAATTGCTCGTTGTTGCACTGCTTTTAAGTCTTGTTCTTTCCCTGGTTTAGCCTTGTCAGCAAGTTTAGCAAGATTAAAAGTAGCAAAAAAACCGTAATCACCGATTAAATCCTGCATAGGTGTCCCTGGTGTAAGTCCTCTAGGTCCTTCAGTTAAGTAATCTACCCGTTCATCTAATTTTTTAGGCGGTTCGGACTCTCCACCCATACCAATATCTAGCATTTTAACAACAGTATCGGCTAGTTTTCTATTCTTTTGCGTTACAGGATATAGACTCATAACCATTGCAGTTTTTTGTCTTTTGTTGAGTTTAGGCCATGCGTTACGTATTTCTGTCGCGCTTTTAATGCCGGGACCAAACTCTACTGTAGGTAGATAATGAATGTAAGCGTGTTTACCAAAAGGCTCTAAATCTTTTCCAGTATATGCTTGAAAATAAGCAGGACTGCCGTCTTTTTTAGTGCCACCTGGCTTTGGTTGTTCTGTTCTGTCTTTTTCGCTACGCACAAAAATTACTATATCTTGTTCAGGATCATAGTTCTGAGTAATTTCTTTAGGCATGAATGGACTCTTAACTTGTACGAAACTGCCTGGTTTTACTCCTGCTAACTTCGCTAACTTCTCTTTGATCTCAAAAGGAAAAGGACGTACTTTCTGATCGTTAGTAGCCGCGACATACATATCGGCATCAGGAAAGGCTTTTAGTGCGCTCTTATATAATTCATAATGACCTGCGTGAAAAGGATGAAATCCACCCGGCATTATTACTATCTGTTTCATGCTTAGTAACTTACCTTAACAAAATTAATTATGCCGTGCGCGAAATTTTCTACTCTTGCTCTGATGTAAACAAAATTACCTTCTATGTTAGTATAGGTAGATATATCAGAATTTAACTTCGGGGTAGTGTTAGCAGGGGCACTATAATTTGCTGTAAGGGAATAAACTTCAAACCAGTCACTGGATGATGGTGAAGTTGCTAGAGAGGCTTCTATAACAAGATTGCCTGTTACTTCACTAAATTTAATGTTGACTGTTTGTAAATCTTCATTGCCTAGATAATAACTAGCAGCAGGTTGTGTGTTACCTGTAACATCATAGATGTTGGCTGTGCCACCGCCGTTATAAGCAGTTTCCGGTAACAAGATTAGTGTAGTAGATTGTGACATTAACTTTTTACCACTTCTACTACTATGCCATCACCCACTAACTCTTGTGCTACTTGCTCAAGAGCTTGTTGTACGTCAGAACCAGCAATTTCTGCGGCTTCTTTATCAGAATCTTTTACGATCTTGCTGAATTTAATTACTATAATATCTTCTACTATCTTAGCCATAAATACTCCAATTTCTTAGAGTATTTATCACTAATCTGGGCGTTTCTCTAACTTAAAAGTTTCTCCCAACACCCCAGAAAAGATCATATGCAGTACAGTTAGATACTGACTGTCATCATAATCTACATAAAAACCCTGAATATAGTAGTTAAAATAGTATGGATGAGCAGAACAATCTATCAAGGGTTTACTAAGTCTTATGTTAGAATTGTATTTGTTTTTGTCAACATAACTTAAAAGAGTATTCTGAATATTAACATCAGTCCACTTCTTACTACCTTTGAAAAAAGTCCTATATTTAAATTTGGGTTCCTTAGTAAAGTACTTGATACCCTTAGGTAGTATCTTTACTTGATAAAATATGGAATCTTTGAAGTGACTAGCAAAATCTTTCAATTTGCTGAGGTCGTTTGAAAATACAGAAATAACATTATTTTCTTGTCTTAGATAAATGTCCGGATTTTCTAGCACAGATTGTTTGAAATCAAAAACATATTTTATATGATTTATGTTCTCATTTACTACTTCCCAATATAATATCCATGGACTACTTACTGATTTCCTAGAAGAATTATGTATTATAGAGTAATACTTAGGATAAGTAGCCGCTGGATTTCTATCCAGTATTTGTCTTTTTATTCTTTTTATTTTTGAAAAAAATTCATCTATGTTATCGCAATACCTGATGAACTCTACACCAGGTACCGCTACAATTACTTTATATTTAAACTTATTAAAAAAAAGTTTGTGTTGTTCTTTACGATTGAACTTCAATGATGCCATCCTCATTAATTTTCGCAGTTAGTTTGTTAGTAACGTTGAATTCAATCTTGTCGTCAACTAGAGTTGCGATAATATTAGAATCCTTTACACGCTCAAACAAAATCTTCTTTGATACAGGCACCCTGATCAATTCATCGATCTTTCTTGCTAGGGGTCTAGCACCCATCTTAGGATCATATCCTTCCTTAGCCAGATATTCTATTACTGGTTCAGTTAGATTGATAGTGATGTTATGCTTTTCTAACAGAGATCGCTTGATATCTTCCATAAACTTAACAACGATCTTCTTGATAGATAGCAAATCCAACTTCTTGAACTTGCAAATCTTGTCTAAACGATTCCTGAATTCAGGCTTGAAAAATTCTTTCATAGCCCTGTCATCTTCACCGGTCTTTTCTAGAGAACCGAAACCGATGTTGTTCTTTTCTGCGTCTGCTGATCCCAAGTTACTAGTCAAGATGATAACAGTATTCTTACACGATACTTCCTTACCGTTACTACCTGTTACTCTTCCTTCGTCTAGGATCTGCAAGAATATATTAAAAATATCTGGATGTGCTTTTTCTACCTCATCAAACAACATCACAGCATGGGGGTTCTTGCTAAGATCACTAATCAACCTACCACCCTGCACTTGGCTATCCCCAAACCCAACGTAACCTGGTGGCGGGCCGATTAATGATGAAACACTATGCTTTTCAGAATATTCAGACATATCGTACTTTAGCAACGGCATATCTAGATTCTTGCTCAACAACTTAGCGAGTTCAGTCTTACCTGTGCCTGTTGGTCCTAAGAACAAGAAACTAGCGATAGGCTTAGTTTCGTTGTTGATACCCGCGAACGATACATAAACTCGTTCAAGCACACTCTCAACTGCTTCGTCCTGTCCATATAACTTGTCTTTGACATTTTGTGCTAGATTTTCGATCTTGACATAGTTATCTCCTGCTAGTTTATCAGCAGGTACTCCTGTGAATCTTTCTACTTGATCAAAGATCATTTGCTTAGTAATCTTAGCACCCTTGTTTTCTGCTACTCTCTGTTTAGCGCAAGCAGCATCTAGCAAGTCAATGCTCTTGTCTGGGTTCTTTCTATCTGAAATGTATCTTTCAGCAGTTTCTACCGCAGTCAGAATCGCTTCTTCTTGGATCTCTACTTCATGGAAGTCATTTAGTCTAGGTGCTAGACCATTCAAGATCCTGATAGTGGTATCCTTAGTAGGCTCATCAATAGTTACTTTGTAGAATCTACGCATCAAAGCACGATCCTTCTCAAATGATTCGTAGAATTCTTCCCAAGTAGTAGAAGCGATTACCTTGAGTGTGCCCTTAGTGATCGCAGGCTTGATCAAGTTGGCGAAGTCTACAGCACCATTAGTAGAAGATCCTGCTGTATGCATCGTATGTGCTTCGTCAATAAACAAGATAGAATTCTTCTTGGCATTAAGTGCCTCGATAACTTGCTTTACCTTTTCTTCAAAGTCACCCCTATATCTACTACCTGCTAACAATCCACCTACTTCAAGTGAATACAAAGAATAACCCTTTAAGAATTCTGGAACAGCATCTTGCACTAGCGCAATTGCTAGACCTTCTACGATTGCTGTCTTGCCAACGCCGGGATCACCTACCATTAGCACGTTAGACTTAAATCGCTTGGCTAACACATTAATGATACCATCAAGTTCCTCAGTTCTGCCGATACAAGGCTCTAACTTGTCTTGTTTTGCTAGGGCAGTTAAATCAGTAGTGAACTCAGCCAGAACTTCATCAGCCTGTCCCGGAGTCAATACACTCTCAAACTCATTGCCCTTATAAGTCTTTTGCCAATGTAGGACAAATTCGTTTTTAGAAATTCCATACTTCAACAAGAAATAATGAGCATGGCTATTGCCTTCTGCGGCAATGCTTAGATACAAGTCAATAGTTAGTACTTGACGCCTGCCCGTAAATAGTACCTGAGTAACTGTGCGATTCATCACTCGCTCAAGAGAATTAGTCTTGCGTGGTTGACAGTTAGCCTCTCTAGATTCGATAGCATGTAATCCTGCGATATAAGCATTGAGTTCGTTGAGTAGCATTTCCATATCTACTCCATAAGAAACCAATGACTTCTTGAAAGGATTGTACGTGATCAATGATAGCAACAAATGTTCTACAGTCACATATTCATGATTGTAGCCTTTAGCGATACTAATCGCTTGTTCGATAATAGTTTCTATTTCGGGTGAATTCATCATATTTTAAACCTCTCAGGTATTTAGTTCTGCTTATTGCGTAAAATGCTATCAATTATATCGTTGTGTATATTATCAGGAATAAATGGTTTTAGCAATACTATCTGGTCTCCGAACCTACCTGTATTGCTTATGGGCATACCATGTCCGGGTATTCTTAGTTGCATATGTGGTTGAGTTTTGGGCTTAATAGTGACTTCTATAGTTTTTCCTGATATAGTCTCAAATTGGAAAGTACCACCTACTATTAGATCCAGTACTGATACTTGATGATTACATATCAAGTCGCTGTCTCTACGTTCAAACTTTAAATCTTGTATCTGGGCGAATAGTACAACCAGAGTACCATTTTCTATTATGTTCTCATATCTAATTTGATCTCCATGTTGTACACCTTTGGGTACTTCTATGTTGATTACTTTAGTTCCTTTGTTGTCTTGGATTTTCAATACCTGACTAGAACCTTCGTATGATTCTTTCAACGTGAAGTTGATTTGAGTCCTGAACATATGTCTAGCATTGAAACCGGGCGGCCTGCCCTGCCCAAACATATGCCCAAAAATATCGTTGAGATCAAATGGGGAACCGCCAAAGCCCGGATTTGCGTTCATCCTTGCTCTTGGGTTATCGTACTCTTCTCTTTTTTGTGGATTGGATAATGTTTCGTATGCTGCTTGTATTTGCTGAAATTTGGCTGTATCACCACCTTTATCTGGATGATGTTTGCTAGCCAATTTTCTGTATGCACGTTTTATATCATCGGGAGTCGCATTTTTATCGACTCCCAATACTGAATAATAATCCATGTACTATTTTATCTTATAAAAGATTTGTTGTCAATTATTTTCTAGTTTTTCTTTTCACTGGCTCTTCTGAGACTTCACCTGCGCTTGGGCTATAATCTCTCTCACCCTCGCAGTCTCCAGAATCATGATAGTGATTGTTATATCCTCCACCATAATATCCATATGGATTATATGGGGGCATTGGAGGCGGTGCATCTTGTTTAGTGTATGCTACCGGAGCGAACTTCTCTAGTCCAGTAAATCCTAAACCACCTATCACTATATATACCATAGAATCATATATAGCCTGAGTGATAGTTAAACCAAAAAACAAATCTCCTATAAATGCTGCAACGCACAACAGAAATGCTAGGAAGGTTACTACCCTCTTAGAAGATATAGCATTATCGTCATGGCTGTCTGATAACATTGATTTGAAATTTTTTGATATTGTACCCATAAGTTGTTACTCCCAGAGTATTTATCAAATATGCGTATTTTATTTTTAGCCTAACGCTTTTCGGTAATATTCAATGTTGTTCTTTAATCTTTCATTGCCGGGAGACATCTCTGATGCTTTAGTGCCTTGATCAAATGCTTCTTGATATAAACCTAAATGATAAGCAGAGATAGCGGCTAGATCATGAGGTTCGTCACCCCAAGATGTGCTGTCAGACATATATGAAAATGCTCTATTGGTTATCTCTAAAGATTTCCTAGCAGCATAGAAACATAGATTCCAGTCTTGTAAAGCATATGCTGATCTTGCTAATTCTAACCACGGCTCTCTAGTTTGATCAAATTCTAAAACACCCTTCATCGCTGCATCTTTACTTTGCGGTAACCTGCCTAAACTCCTATGGCTTCTTGAAATATATCTATAACTGGCTGCTCGTTCTTCTTTCCAAGTAGCAGTGGGCATGGCTAGATGTCTTTCTAATTCAACTACGCACTCATTCCATTTAGCATTAAAAAATAATTCTCTGCCATAATAATGACTCATCCTGTCGTTATTGGGACTTTCATCTACGGCCATTTTCAGTAAATGTAAATATTGCCCCCTACTCTTGGTAGGATCTGCCCTGTGATGTAAGAAAATGTCAGGTATAGTAACTTTTACTTCTTGATCGGGTCCATCGTAATACAAAGTTTCATGACATGGATGCAACCACTTATAATTATGTCTGTGATGTATCTTGTCAGCATAAAATCTGATATCAGGTGAACCATCTTCTTTCCAGTTCCAGATATAGTCATATGCTATTCTTGTAATTTTTCCTTCATGTCTCTGCCATTCTCTATTCATAGCATCTGACCAACCAGGCTGCAAAAATTCATCTAAGTCAATAGAAAGACACATATCAATGTCAGGAGGAACTAGGCTTAGAGCAGTATTTCTAGGTACATCAAATCTCCATGGCTTTTGAATTATGTTATATACTTTCGCTCCGCGTTCTCTTAGTCTTTCAGCAGTACCATCAGTAGATCCTGTGTCACATACTAATACTAAATCTGCTTCTTGACAATGATCCATGAACTTGTCAACAAATTTTATTTCGTTTAGCGCGATAGCGTATACGCAAGTTTTAATTTTCTTCATTTTGCTGTACTCTATGTTCGATACCTTCTATATAATATTTTAAATTTTGCTGTAGCCTTTCATCTTCTGGGTTCATCTTTGCAGCGATTGATCCTAACTCAAATGCTTTGTCTTTTAATCCTAGATTATATGCTGCTATCGCTCCCATGTCAAAAATCTCGGCACTCCAAGCACGTTCGTCATAAGTGAAACCATTTCTTCTTTCATGAACATTTATGCATTTCTGTGAGTAGATATAACATTTATCCCACTCTTTTCTTTTATAATGATGATAGCAATAATAAAACCAAGTTTCTCTTTCATTGCTGTGATCTGTTGCTATGTTGTACCACTTAACTGCGTTTTTGTTATCGTTTATTGTAGAATAAAGATTAGCAACAGATTTCGCTACGTGTGATTTAGTTATATCATCATCCTCACATAATTCATAACTTTTTGTTCTCGCTTCTATGGCTTTGATAATGTCTCCACCGTATTCGATAGACAAGAAGAAATATGTACGCCAATCTACATGACCTTCTTCAACTTTTTTAAGCAACAAGTCTTTGTATGATGATCTTGGTTTAGTAATATCTTGATTCTCGTCTAAGTAAATATTACCTGCCATTATATCTTTCTCGGGCACAAACCAGATCAATTTTTCATGAACTGCTCCCTGCCATATACAATTGTGTCTAGGATGAATTTTATTGTGCCATTGCCAGGGTCTTCCATTGTGTCTGTATCTATGATTATATTGAGTAATTTCTGGATCGTAAACTTGTTCTAAGTTTTCTCGCCAGCCTTCTAGTAATTCTTCATCTAAGTCTTGCCATATACATAGATCAATGTCAGCCGGTAATAGGTTCAGGGAAGCGTTTCTAGCGAAATCAAATCTCCATGGATTGACTGTAATGGGATAAACGATAACACCGTGATCTCGTAATTTAGATACAGTTTTATCAGTAGAGCCAGTATCACACACTAAACGATAGTCTGCTTGATGGTTAGACTTAGCCCAGCGATCTACAAATTGCTCTTCATTTTTGCATATAGTATAGATAGCAATTTTTAACTTTCTTGTTGCCATAAATCTCCGTCATAAAGTAAATCACCGTATGCCCACTTCGGTTTATTTTCTGTGTCATTCCAGTTTACATATGGTTCTTTATTTTTCTTATGAATAACTGTTAAGTTGCTTGACTTGTCATTGCTAGCCCTAGCATTTACTTCTATAGTTTGTACCTCTAGATAAAAATCTTTTATTGATTCCATAGCAATCGCGTAATCAAAATCTCTTCTAGTATCGTGAAATATCATAACACCATTAACAGATAAACTAGGCCACACACGTACAGCAAAATTTTTTCTATGTTCCCACAAACCGTCTACAAATATTAAATCAAACTGTATTTTTAAATTTTCATTAATATAGTCATTAAACACGTAGAACTTTGGGTTGGTGCGTAAATCTATTTTATTTAATCTTTTTTGAGTAATATCGATCCAGGCTGCGCTAGTGTCAACACTAATAAGTGTGCTAGGCATACATTGGGCTAGTATATGTGTACTACCACCTACACCATATTCTAATATGCTGGTTGATTTTTTTCCGTAATATGATAACAAGTCTGCATCTTCTAGGCTAAGATCACCTATGAATTTAAAATTACCTAAATTTTTTAACATGACGATATTTAGCAGATAGAAACTATATCCGAAATATTATATAGAACTGCTCTTACCTGCGTATGTGTCAACAGCATCGAATTCTACGAAGATAGCATCAGTACCTCCATCGAAACTGCCGCCAGCGTAGCCGCCTATTAACAAGAATTCACCATTTTTAGAACAACTACTGCCAAATTCGTTGTCTGGAGTACCTATCTGATATTTTCTGAAGGTTCCAGATTCTGGTTCCCATATTGCTAATATTACGTCTAGATATCCATAAGTAATGGCGTTATCAGCAAACAAGCCAGTTGAACTAGCAACAATAGCGATTCTTCCGTTATCTAGTATCGCGCTGGGCTTGCCGTTCTGTACAAATATTTCTGATGTGCTAGAACCTGTTTGATACGCATTTCCCCAAGTATCTGTAGAATAATTAAATTTGATCAACCCTATGTCTTGCGAACCTAAGTTGGTTTGATCACCCAATCCTCCATATGAAGCATAAACTACAGCCAATTCGTTATTACCTAGATCATGTACATTCAAACCAACGTCATCTAGACCTGATCCTACGTTATAGTAATCTGCTGTTTCAGTAGCAGGGTCCCATATACCTAAGAATATGTCATAACCTCCTTGGTTATCTCCTCCTAGATTACCTGTTGTTCTACCTGTAAATGCTATCTTACCATTCTCTAATTCACACAGCGCATAAGTTTCTTCGTCCAGAGAAGTACCGTTTTGATAGAATTCTAATTCTTCTGTAACCGGATCAAGTTCTACTAACAGATAATCATATGCTCCTGATAAACCCAAGTTTGTCATAGTTACGTCACCTGAAGTTTGCCCGATAGCCCATATTAAGCCATCACTAGCTTCTATGATGTCATATCCGAACATATTACCATCGTCAGCAGTACCGTCACCTACCGTGGCTGCTTGCCACATCTTGCCTATCAATGTCCAATCAGAAAGATAATTGATAGCACTACAGCCAGCATTAGTTTCTCTAAATGTAGCAGTATTTTGATATGCTTGTAACAATTCTGGATCAATATAGGCCATGAAAAATGTGAACAAACCATTAGGACCGAATCCGCCATCATATTCTCTACTTGTATAGTCAGAAGTGTCATATGTTGGTGAGTAAGAATCTGCTGCTAAAGATCCTGGATTATCACTGGGTGCAGTTACAGAAGCAAAAGTATCAACATCACTAGCAGTAGTTAGCGCACTTGCTAAGTAGTAATAAGGTGCTGTACCTGTTTCTGTGAAGTAATATGTACCTGTACCCCAGCCCTCTTTGTATCCCCTGAATAGTATAGCATCCATACTGTCTGAGTGAGACATGCTCCATCCTGATGTTATGAAGTTTAATCCAGTAGTGTCATTTACTATTCCAGTAAACTCTTCATCCATGTCATGTCCGAAAACGTTTTGCCAGTCTTGTGTTCCATCTGAAGATTGATATCTAGCCACATACCCTTCTTGCATTCCCATACTAGGTATATCGCTTTTATCTGTGCTACCTGCTACCCATATATATCTCGTAGTATCTGTATATGGCGAAACACACATGGCTGTAAATTTAACGTAGTACGTAGCCGCCACAGATACGTTCTTAGACCAATCTTTAGTGACAGTGTATGTACCAGATGATTCATCTACTAAGACTTTTAATAGCATAGCTTTAGAACCGTTAGATCCGCATATTACATATCCTGCATCTAATCCACCAGTAGCGGCTTCTGTATTTGCTATGTCCAAAGCGTTAATAGAACTAGCACCAGTATAACTTCCTACCCATTGTACCATTCTACTGATACTAGAGTTGAGTTCACACATGCCAAATCTCGCTTGAGAGGTTCCTCCCCCGTTATTTCCTGCGAATAAAAATCTACCAGCAGTTGGTGTAGATTGATTAGGTCTTACTTTATTAACAACTAAATTAGTATATGTATTTTGCTCTGATATAACACCAGCAGTAGTTACTGCCAAGAATGTAGTAGAAGTTCCAGTAACAACTGCCATTACTACTACGTCAGTACCACCGTTGTTTATTACGCAAACACTTTTCGCAGAGTCAGCATTAACAGTTCCATAAACTTTAGCCCAAGATAATGAACCATCTGAAGTACTTATTTTGCATAGTAAAGCGTCAGTACTGCCTGCGCCTGCTTGATTAGTTTCTCCTGCAACGTATATATATTCGTCGTTGCTGTCTACAGTTATGCCATAGCCAACATCATCAGGACTGCCGCCTGCTCCTAAAATCTTTTGCCACTGTATATCATAATTTTTGTTATATTTCGCTATAACGATGTAACCGTCGTCATGAGCACCTACCATGTAAACATTGCCGAGGCTGTCTATAGTAAGATCACGCCACATTAATGTTGATCCACCGTCGTTTAAATTACGTACCCAACCGTGAATGCGTATTTCGCCCTTAGGTACTAACTCACTCTTACTATATCCAGTTAACCATATCTTACCATCTGCTCCTTGATAGCATCCAGTTATGTAGTCATCGCCGGATCCTCCATAAGCAAAATGTGTACCTGAGTTTAGATCAGGAGTAAAAATACTGAATAACAAATCTCCTGAACCCGTTGGTCCGAGGTTGCCGGGATTATTAACTACCTGACCAGCACCGAATTTTCTACCGTTACTTAAAACTATAGAATGAAAATAGAATTCGTCAATTCCCGATCCTAAACTCAAAGATTTTCTATTAAAAAAGTTTGTACCGGCATTATCATAATCTAATACTCTTATGTCAGATCCTATCGCTTGTGGTTCGATAGCATTTATTCTAGATAATTGTGAAGTTGTTGTGGTATATTTTACATAACCCGATGTTAAAGGATCTTTAACTACGAATTGATAATTAGTAGCATCAAAATCTAGATGTTTGTATCCAGTAAAAGTACCTGTTAGTTCAAAACTGTACATACCGGGTCCTACATATGTAGAAGCACCGCCTGATGCAGTTCCGCTCAATAACGCATAATATTTAAAATCTTCTGAGTTAAATTCAAAACCATGTACTCTGATAGGATCACTAGCATTGTTAGTTAAGAACGCACCTTCATCAGTCCAAGTAGTTCCATTATAACTATGAAGTCTGCATCCACCATTAGCGACATCAGTTCTTAAAACATATAAAGCAGTAGTACCCACAACTGCACAACATGAGTCAGGTCTAGATGCTAATCCAGATGCCAACACTTGTCTAGTAAGCGATCCGCTGCTAATAGTATCTAAACTATCAAAACTCCATATCTCAAGATCAAAACCACTAACGCTATTGTTAAGTATAACTGGAAAATATATCTTAGTACCAAAAGAAGTACCCATACTAGCTCTAACAGGATAACTGTTCTGTATATTACTACTTGGATTAAAATTAGGATCTGCTAAATCATAAGTACCTACAGTTACTTCAGAAGTCCAGCCCGATAAAGCGTCAGTATAAGTTCTACAAAATACATCCCACTCAGTACCGTTAGCAGTAATATAAAAAGCATGAAATCTTTCACCTATACCCCTTAATATTCCTCCAGGCATGTAATCTTTATTCGATACACTGGGTAATATCTGGTCGTTGTGAGAGTTGTGCGCTCCACCAACACTTGGTGTGTGTACGCGAGCAAACACGCTAGAATAGTTTACAGATGATACCCTGACTTTAACGTTAAGCATATAGCCAAATGCTTTATCTGCTGAGTCAATAAATCCCCTAGCACCTATAACTTCTCTACCGTTCTCGTATTCTGTATAAGTAGTAGGTGAGTGAGCGTGATATTGATAATAATACCAATCAGTTCCTGCGAAAGGTTCATATGCTCTGTCCCAATAAAAAGTTTGGTCGTCTGGGGCAGTAGATAAAGTACCTAAATGCGCGAAGAAAAATGCATCGTCTTCTTCTTCGTTTGTTATATCGTTTTGTCCTGGACCTATCCATTCGATACAACCACCGTAATATGAAACGTTAGCACCATCCCATGGGTCTATGATTAAAGGATAACTACCCTCTATAGTCATGTTGGCGTTACCACCTGCTAATGGTAATGCGCTGCCCCATTTATATGGCTTGATTGCTGCTCCAAGACTCGTATTGTTTGCATTGGCTGGAAGATAAGTATACCAGTAACCATTATGAGATATACCAGCAGTAATAGGTAAATTCAAATAACCATTAGTAATTGAGAGTTCTTGTTGCGAATTAGCTATTGCCATTTATCTTTTTTCCTATTAAATCTATATAGACTTTGCTAGATGCTATACCCATCATTAACCACATAAACCACATCCTTTTGGTTTGTAGTGACTTCTTAGATATGCCTGTTCAAATCCTGCTTGGTCCCAATTATATAACTGCATTTATTATGATCCTGAGATAGGTATACCTGGTCTAAAAACTAAGTCAGTTGTATTCACAGCAAATCCGATTAGCAGCACACGAACTGAACTAGTTGGTGTGGGAGGACTGGCTGTGATATTTCCTGCTGTAGACAAGTAATATGCTGAACCGGGGTTCAATCCTGAAAATCCTGTCAAGTATCCGCTTGAATAATAAACGTCTGATACCTTGAACATAACTGTGTTTAACTGCGTTGCTGTATCTGTATTGGCAGCATCGGTTACTTGATTAGTGCCGCTCATTCTTACTACCTTACCATTGGTCCCGCCGGTAAGATTAGGAACTGTTACTGCAACACTAGTAATTGTGCTTGTTGAAGTAATAAAATCACTCATATTAATATCCCATCCTTATAATTTCAAAGTGTGTGGCTGTAGTCAAACTACCAGTTGAATCTGTATCACTAGCAAACAATTCTAAGTAATCATCTGCTGTTAGATAGTATGTTTGTTCATAACTAGCAGATTCGTTTGCTGACATAGTAGATGATACTAGATCGGTAGAACCATTTTTCTTTAATGTTACTGTATATGTACCGCCAGCAGTTCCTGTTCTGAGGAAAATGTCTACGTTATAGTATCCTGAAACTTTTACTGTTAGTCTAGCCGGCGTACCAATAGACCAGTATGTTAGACCTAATGCATTGGCGTTCGTATCGTATTCTGTAGCGTTCCATGCTGTGGCTGTGGGTGTAGAAGAAGTAGAGAAGGGAGCAGTTAGATATACTTTAGCACCTGAGAAAGCAGAATAACTTGATATACCAGTACCTACAGTCAAACCCATTTGAGTGACTTCTATGAATGAACTAGTAAGTAAAGTTCCAGTACCATCTATTTCACTTACATAAACTTCAATGTAATCGTCTTTGGCTAATTCTATAACTTCTTCGTAAGTTGCTGTTTGATTAGCATTGAATATAGAAGTTGCTATATTAGTAGTTCCGTTCTTTTTAACTGCTACAGAGTAACCTGATCCTTGACTACCTGCGAAAAGTGTTGTAGTTACTAAATAAAATCCAGAGCCTGGAGCAGTTATTCTTGTAGCATTGCCACTACTAAAATAACCACCTTGATCGTAAGATTCTACATCCCAACTCACAGCAGTTGATGTTGTAGTAACCGCTACGTTGGCAGTTACTCCTAACTTAGTACCACTAAAAACTTTTAATGTAGTTCCAGTAACTACATTCCACACAGTTTTAGTGCTACTATACTGCCACACAACTGAATTATCATCAGTATAAATGTCACCGTCACTAGGGCTTGTTGGAAAATTTAGCGGCATAAACTATTTATCTCACTCCGGTTTAACAGGCCAAACTACGTTTCTAGGAAAGCCTGGTTGATCAGTAATATTTCGTAAATTTTGTCTGTATGATTCCCACTCGTTTCTTTTTTCATTAGTGATAGGAAAATCTGGCAGTAGATATTTGTCTGATTGCAACAATTTATAATCTCTTATTCTGCGAACTCCCCTAGCATAATATTCGTCTGTTCTTTCAGGAATACCAGTTACCCACTCACCATCAACCAACTGCCAACCTATCTGTCCATCATGTCTAGTAGATAATTCTATACCAGATTTATAAGGAACAAAGTTAGCAGGGTCGTCTATTTCTATAATGTTTTCTACTACTTTAGTTATACTATCTAAAATACAGATCCTCATTGTATGTACTCCACGATATAAACATAACCTCCTGCACCGTTACCACCTGTAGCACCAGCAGTGTCGTCGTAGTGGCCGCCACCGCCACCACCAGAACCAGGGGCTACACCGTTACTACCATTAACCGCACCAGAAGTACCTGCAACAGCGCCTGGTCGACCTCCGCCGCCCCAGTGGCTAGCACCACCAACGCCACCTAAACCAACGTCACCTGTAGTATCACCTATGCCTCCCCCGCCATCGCCACCTGTTATGTTAGCATCACCGTTTGAAGCACTACCTCCTAGACCACCAGCAGTACCTGCACCGTCACCTACTGAACCAGTACCTTCACCTAACCCACCGCCGTTACCTGTTATAGTAACGCCTGTTCCTGCAGGGTTAAACGAAGAGTTGCCACCTGCTGTTCCACTACTACCTGTATTGTCACCACCTTGTCCAGCACTACCTATAGTAACAGAAGCACTAGCACCTATCTCTGCGGCAGTATAAGCCTTGATAGCAGTACCACCGGCGCCGCCACCACCTCCACCGCCACCAGAAGTGTTGTCACCGTCTGATCCACCAGCGCCGCCTCCTGCACCCGTACAATATACTATACAGTAGTCCATACTTGCTGTTGGCGTATAAGTACCTGTTGAAGTGAATACTTGAACTAGTACGTTGGCTAATCCACCACCACCTGCAGGACCTGTTGGACCCGTGACACTACCTGAAGGACCTGTTGGACCTGTAGGACCTATAGGACCAGTGATTTCTAGATTTACACCTATCGTTGCATTATTCGTCCATACAGCAGTACCTGATACGTATGTTACTGATCCCTGATAATATGTGCCGAGATCGGTGAAATCACTACCTATAGTGAATACATGAGTGTCAGTTCTACCTGTATCTGTTATTACAATTTTTCTATCTTTAACAAATAGATTTAACCAATTACCAACATCTGTTGATGAACCATTGGTTTGATTAATTTTTATTGATGTAACGCTGCTAAGTGTAGCATTATCATATGTTATAAATCCAGATGCTGGATTTGCTATCACACTATCATTGAACTGGTATACTACACCATCAACACCATTATCTCCTGACGCACCAGTGGGGCCTGTTGGACCAGTCGAACCATCATTACCAGTTGGACCAGTAGCACCAGCACCTGTACGTAAGAATGCTACGAATACTGAATCTAAATCACTTGGCAATGATCCAGTAGTATAAGTTACAGTTAATGTATAGAAGTTAGCACTAGCAGCAACTGCGGTTACTTGGAATAAGTTGTCACCGAATGGTCCACGTACTTGCATGTAACCATATGGGTTAGCACCTAGATCATCCCAACTGTCGAACCAAGCCGATTGATCTACGCCGTTAGAGTCTAGTTTACCTATGTAAATTTCAGTGACTGATGAAATCGTGCCGTTGTTGTATCTTAGATCACCGTTGTTAGTACCGCCTGAGCTAGTAGTAGATTCCCATACATACGGTATGCCAGCAGAACCAGTTGCACCTGTATCGCCTGTTGGGCCAGTAGCACCTGTGTCTCCTGTAGTACCTGTTGGACCAGTTGGACCAGTTGGGCCTGTTGGACCAGTAGCACCTGTGTCTCCTGTAGTACCTGTTGGACCAGTTGGACCAGTTGGACCTGTTGGGCCAGTTGGGCCTGTGGGACCAGTAGCACCTGTGCTTCCTGTTGGTCCTGTTGGTCCTGTTGGTCCTGTTGGTCCTGTAGCACCTGTGTTACCTTGCGGGCCTGTTGGTCCAGTTGGGCCAGTTGGTCCAGGCACTGTTGATGCTGCTCCAGTCGGACCTGTTGGGCCAGTCGGGCCAGTAGGGCCTGTTGGTCCAGTGGGGCCTGTTGGGCCTGTAGCACCAGTATTACCTGTAGAACCAGTTGGACCTGTTGGACCAGTTGGACCAGTTGGACCCATATCGCCGCCGCCTGATGTTACAGCAGCATATCCTGACACAGCAGAAGCAAATGTTAGAGTTACTACGTTTGCACTAGTGAAAGTTATAGTTGGATAATCATATCTACCTACATAACTTACGTTTGAACTATCTACAGGTTCTACGTTGACATAACGTGAATCTAGATTGTGATTGATAGTCCAAGTAGTAGATGCAGTTGATTGTGTATGAGTAAATGTACCTGCTAGAGCAGAAGAACCAGTAGGACCAGTTGGACCTGCTACAGTAGATGCGTTACCCTGAGGACCAGTTGGACCTGTAGGACCAGTTGGACCTGTTGGGCCAGTAGCACCTGTATTACCTGTTGGACCAGTTGGGCCAGTTGGACCAGTGGGTCCTGTTGGGCCAGTAGGACCAGTAGCACCTGTGTTACCTTCTGGTATAAATGAAATTGCTAGACCTTCACCTGCAGTTGGTAAAGTACCTGATACATAAGAAACATTCAATTGCACCCAAGTAGTATTATTACCTAAAGATGACAATGTGAATATAGCGTAAGTGCTGTCATCGTTAGTATTACTTTGAACTATTACACGACCTTTAGTAGTAGAATTACTGTCATCCCATGACAACAAGTAATTTAGAATGCTAGCACCATCTGATGTAGTCGCACTTATCGCTAATGCGCTAACTGCTGAAATAGTACCGCTATTAAATCTAATATCACCAGAACCTGGATCTGTCATCGTAGTTGAGTTATCAAATACGTATTGCAGACCTCCCTTATCTCCTTGAGGACCAGTCGGACCTGTTGGTCCTGTCGGGCCTGTAGGACCAGTAGGACCAGTGGGGCCTGTTGGGCCAGTAGGACCTGTCGGTCCAGTGGGTCCTGTTGGACCTGTTGGGCCAGTAGCACCTGTATTACCTGTTGGGCCAGTGGGTCCAGTTGGGCCAGTAGGACCTGTCGGTCCAGTGGGTCCTGTTGGGCCAGTAGCACCTGTATTACCTGTTGGACCAGTTGGGCCAGTTGGGCCTGTTGGGCCTGTTGGGCCAGTAGGACCTGTTGGGCCTGTTGGACCAGTGGGTCCCGTTGGACCTGTTGGGCCTGTTGGGCCTGTTGCACCCTTATCACCTGTTCTACTGAAAGAAATTGCTAGTCTTTCAGTGTCATCCGGTAAAGTACCAGACTGATATGTAACCGCTAGTTCGACCCAGCCAGTGTTATTAGTCAAGCCAGTTAAACTGAATATAGCGTATGTAGCATCACTATTAGTGCTGCTTTGTATAGTCACATATCCTTTCTGAGTATTTGTACTATCGTCCCATGACAGTAGATGTGCTTCTACGTTCGCACCTTCAATTGTTAAATCATCAACAGCAATAGCAGTAACTGATCCTATAGTTCC